AAAGGTCTGATAAAAGGCGTTGCACGCCATCCGCTGCTCGTCGGTGATCATGCGCGGCCCGGCACGACGATGTCGGCGTAGTACTCGCCGGGTGCAAAGCGCTTGCCCATGTTGACCGAGCGCGCCTGGGTCTCGCGGTAGAGCCGGCATGGCAGAACGCGGAAATCAAAGCTGACCCGGCTGAAGATCTCGCAGTTCATCTCGTTGCCGTGCCGCCTTGTGACCGCGTCGAACACGACGACGTCACCGGGCCAGGCGTGGATCGAGCGGCGCCGGTCCTTGCCTTCCTCGAGGTAGACCGAGCTGGTCCCCCAGGCCATCGTCAGCGGGACCCACCAATTCCGCTCTCCTGCCGGATGGCCGTAGTCGCCGTCGCTGTGATACTCCCCGACAGCGACATTCCACGGCAGGTGCACGCGGAAGGTCGGGATCGCCTGGAAAAGAAAGGGTTCGGCGAACTGCGCCGCCACAAAGCCCATAACAAAATTGATATACAGCGGACCCCAGATCTCGCGCGCCGCATAGAACCGCTGGTGCCATCTGGTCTGCTGGTCGGTCTCACGCGTGCGCAGCGGGATCTCGTCGCGCAGCATCGACAGGTCCTTTTCGCCGAGCAGTTCGGTGATCAATGCCGGGAACGGGTATTGCGAGAGCGAATAGCTCAGCACCGAGTAGAGCGTGTCGGGTGTGATCACGCCGCCGCCCTCCGCTCGTACATCATCTGCAGCATCTGCGGGTACTCGACCCGGCTGGTGACGTAGTCGTTGAACAGCGCAATGCGTTCACCGAGCCCGCGCATGTCGAGCACCAGTGGGAAGTTCCACAGACCGTGGAAGCCAAAGCTCGCTTCGCGCCGCTCCCAGCCGGTGCGCTCACGCGAGAAGCGGTAGGCGACCTCATCGGGTGCCCACAGCAGGTCACCGCGCATCAGCGGCCGATAGTTGCGGCAGATGTTGTGATCGACCGGCAAGCGCAGCGGGAATTGCTCGCGGTGCTCGGCGAGATAGAGGCCGAGGCGCTTCGAGCGCAACGAGAAGCCGGCATTGCCGACATTGCGTTGGTCGGCGTACCACCAGGGTGCGCCGATATAGTCGTAGCCAAGAAACTCATCGGACCAGGCGGCCGGCCTGACGATCCAACTGTCCCACTGGATCATCAGGTAATGACTGGTTTTCACCAGTGGCGGCACGTCGTACCAACTGGCGCGGTCCCAGGCCTCGACGCTGCCGAGCGGGCCAACGTCGCGAATGATGCCGCCAAAGCGGACGTGCTTGAGACAGTCGCGCACCGCCAGATCAACCAGCTCGGCGAGCGGGCCGCTGTCGATCGCCACCAACGTAACGTCGGGAAGATCGATCATCAGCCGATCGTCGGTGTTTCGCTCTCGCGCTTGTCGTGAAACAATGCCTCGGCATCGCCGCGAGTGATCATTGGGAAAACCCCCTTATATGACGATCTACGAAGAGCTCTGCCGGTTGACCGGCGCGGTCGCGCCGGATTGGCCCGAGCTTGATGAAGAGGAATATTATGCGCTGCCGGAAAACCCGCCGCGACCGAGTGGCGGCTTCTTCCGGCGGCGAGGCGCAGACGGCTCTCTACTGATCTGCTTCCAGCACTACTTCGGAGCAGCCGAGTTGCTGCACACGCACCTTTGGGGCGCCAGGCTGGAAGTCCGTAACTAGGGCACCAAAATCCGCACCGGGATCACCGCCCCGCCCTGGCCGTGGTCGATATCGACGTCGCTGACCGCCTTGACCGTGGGACCGTCGATGTAGACGGCCTGCACCAGCCCGCCGAGTGTCTGCGTCTGGTGCACCGGGTTGTCCGGCGCGAACGCCGCCTCGACCACATCGATCAGCGGGTTGAGGATCGTCGCACCGGGCGTGTAGGGATCGTTGTTGTAGTACACGATGATCAGCCAAACTTCCCACCAGCGCTTGCGCAAGCCGAGCTCGCTGCCCTCGGTCTTCTCGGGCTGCTCCCAAGTCATCAGGCAGGGGCAGTTGATCGCCTCGACGGCCGAGGGGCGCGTGTAGCGGCGGGTCGTCTGCACAAAGCCCGGTAGCCCGTCGACGAGGTTGAACACGGCCTGGAAGACCTGCTCGCGGGTCGGTGGGCACGTCGTCATCGCAACCCTCCGCTAGGCGGCGGCGGCGCCGCCCCCGAAGGCGCCGGCAACGGCCTCTTCAAACACTCGCCGGATGTCGGCTTCGCGCTGCGTCAGCGCTGAGCGCAGATAGGAGCGCTCAGGAATATGCACGTCATGCGCGGCGGCATGCTTGGCGAAAACCTCGTCGCCAGCCTTGCTGATCCAATGCAGCGCGTTAGCCTGGACCGGGAAAATATCCGGCAGGTGGACGGTGCCGCCTAACTCGTGGATCCGCGCATAGGGCGTGCCGCCGGCGGTGACTTCGCCGGTGACCTCCTCGCCGCGGCGGGTCACCCGGACCGAGATGTCGGCGACCCTCCCGGAGCCCTTGAACAGGCTCCGCATGTTGGCGCGCGCCTGGGTGGCGACGAGCTCGGCGGCACCACGTGCCGCCAGGTTCATCCGATGCCGGATGTCTGGCGAGGCGCGTTGCAGACGGGCGAGGAGCTCATCGAGACCCTGCCACTCGACATGGAAGCTCATTCAGGACTCCCCGGGCGGAACAGGATGGCCTCGACCAGGCCGCAGATCGCGTGCGCCGCGATCAGGTGAACCTGCTGGATCAGCGGGGTGATCAGGCCGTCGATCGGTGTCACGATCGCCAGATTGGAGAGCTGGATCAGTTGCCCACCGCCGCGTCCGGTCATCGCGATCACGGGGATGCCTTGCTTGAGCGCCGCCTCGGCGGCGCGGAGGATGTTGGCCGAGTTTCCCGAGGTCGAGATCGCCACGAGCACCGTGTCATGATTTGCCAGCGCGGCAAGCTGGCGCTCAAAGACCCGCTCATAACCGTAGTCGTTGGCCAGTGCCGTCAGCGTTGCGGGATCGGTGCCGAGTGCGATGGCTGCCAGCGGTGCCCGGTCGCGCTCGCACCGGCCGACCAGCTCGGCCGCGAAGTGCTGGGCCTGGGCCGCACTACCGCCATTGCCGGCGATCATGATCTGACCGCCTCTTCTCAGCGACTCAGCGATCACCCGAGCGCTGTCTTCGATGGCCTGGATAAAAGCGACGTCACCGATCGCCGCTTCGATCACGTCGTGCGACTGGTAAAGCCAGGCCTCGATCGGGTTGCACAGCGAAGCCGGGATATCCGGCCGGCCGCGTGAGAGTTCGAGCAGCAGCATCATAAACCGGTCTCCAGCCGGCGCCGTTCGGCCTGGCGGCGCGGGTGCTGCCAGCACGCCCAATCGGGCTGGACCTCGGGCCAGTAGCTGGTGACGCCGAGCACGACGACGTCGGGCTTGGGCGGGATCCCATGACCCGCCGCGGTGAGGACCGGCTTTTTCTCGACCGGCGGCCGCACGACGACGACCGCCTGGGCCTTTACCGCGCTTTCGTGGCAATAGAGCTTGCCGTCGTCCTTGTCGGTTTCGGCAAATGGGCAATTGGCGCAGCGTGGCAGCGCGCGGATCTCGTGCTCCTGCAGCGGAGCGTCCATCAAAACCCCCTTGGCATTGGTGAGACTGGTACGACCGATTTGAACTGCTCGAGGTCCCGCTTCATCCAGGGGTTCATATCCTTCTGGCTGTAAGTGACCCCGTCGCCGGCCGAGGTCCCGATATGGTCGGCGACCACGCCCGGGTGCTGGCGCTCGAGGCGGTAGCGGAGTGCCACCAGCTCGATGCAGGCCTGCTCGATCTCGTCAGGAACCGTCGCATAGCCCGCCTGGTAGAGCAGGCTGACGCACTGCTGCAGGCGCGGGATCGGATAGCCGGTGATGACCAGCCTGGTCGGCGTGAAGGTGTAGCCGGCCGGTGGATAAAACGTCGTCGGCAGCGCGTTGACCAGCGAGCCTGGGGTCGGGGCAAAGACGATCAGATCGCCCGACTGCACACCAGCGCTGCCCGCACCCTGGCTCATCACTACCGTGGTCGAGGTCGTCGATTGCACCGTGGTGTTTGCCTGGATCGCGTTCAGCGTCGTCGGATCGGTGAGCGCCAAACCTGCGACGATCCAGCTCGGCACCGGACCGGCAAAATGCAGGGTCGCGTTGCCCGCCGCGGTCGGCGCGCTGGTGGTCAAGGTGCCGCTGGTCTGCGGGATCGGCGGGATCGACACGCCGGCGACCACGCAGGCATAGACCTGCTGCACCGGGAAATTGGCGAACACAAAGCTGTTCGAAGCCGGGCCGTAAGCGTCGCGCAACTCGCTGTAATTGGTCAGCACGACATCGCGGCCGAGATAGCGCGCCAGGAACCCGCTCGCCGCGGTGACCAGCCGGGTCAGCATCGTGTCATCGGTCGCGCCGAAGGTGCCGGTCGTGTTGAGCCATTGCTTGACGTTGGCAAGGCTGGTCAGATCGCCAGTAGCCATCGGACCCTCCGATCAAAATTTACTTGCCGGCGCGCTCGGCTCACATGATGGGGCGCGGCGTCGTCAGCATCGCCGACCAGGCGGCAAGCGCTGCCGCGTTGTGCGCCTTCAAAGCGGCCAGCCCGGCCGCGACCGCGTTCGGGTCGTGCAACAGGCTGATCCCGACATTGGCAATATCGTCGGCGTTGTCATCGGTCGCCTGCCATCGCCTCGGAATCCAGTCGATTGCATCAGAGCAGACCGATGGCACACCTTCGGCGACGCCATCGGCTACCACCATACAAAATGACTCGGTATAGCTGGGCTGCAGTAGCAGTGACATGCTGCGCACGACGCGGCGGAACGCCGGCCAGGACTGCCAACCCGACTGCACGACCTTGGCCGTCGGCAGATTGGCGTAGAGCGCCAGCAACGCCTTGGTGATCGTGTCGCCGCCGCCTTCGGCGCGACCCGAGCTCACCCAGAATTCTAGGTCCCCTTGCAGGCGGGAGGCGATCTCGAGCGCGGCCGCACCGGCGGTCAGAATATTCTTGAGCGGCCGGGTGGCGCCGAACGATCCGATCCGCAACGTCTTGCCCGGCGTCCAGCGCTGCGGCACGGTCTGCGCCGCGCTGAGGTCGTACATGTTCGGCAGCCAGCGCATCGGCGTGTGGTAGACGCTATGCCACCAGCTGATCAGCTTGGCGTTGTTGGCGCCGATATGGAAGTTGATCATGCTGGTCTGCAGATCGCCAGCCTCGCGCAGCAGGGTCACGCCATTTGGGTCGGCTTGCAGAAACCCGACGTTGCTGTGGCTGACCACGGAAAAATTCGTATCGTGCCACTTGTTGCACAACTGCTGCAGATCGGCGGTCGGGATCCACGGCGCGCTGATCACGACGTGGCTGATCGGCGCTTGGCTTTGCGCGGTGTTGGTGGCGCGGGTTTGTTGCAGCAGGGTGTCGAGATCGGCGGCCGACAGGATGGGCCATACCTCGGTCCAAAGACCGGCGGCGTTCAGAAGCCGCGCATTGGTCAGCGCGGTGACCCCGAGACCGATATGGCTGATGTGCTTGTGGGCGGCGAAATTCTTGTAGCAGATCGCGAGGTGCGCCCGCTCGGAATTGGGCCGCACGGGCTGCGGCAGATATTGCATTTGGGGTGTGTCTCCACCGGCACCCGGCTCCAGCCGCTACTGGACACCGAGTAGGGGGGTGACCTCGGGAGCGAAGATACGCTACCGGGGCCGGTGAAGCCGGGCGAGCCCGTGTAGCGGCACGGGCCTGTCCAGGGTAATCGGGCGATTACTTCTTGCTGGGTTTGGCGCTTGCCACTGGTTCGGATGCGGATGCCAAAACCTCGGCTTCCGTCGGTGGCGGTCCGAGCGCCGGTTGCGGACCGCCGTCGGGGTGCTCCCCCTCTGGCGGAAAGACCGCGGGTCGGATCGCGCCGCCCCCCGCGGTGGGTGTGACGATGGTGACACCGGGTGCGAGCTCGTGCTCGATTGCGGCGATGCCGGCGAGGCTTGCCGGCCGGAACCGCTCGGGTGCGGCCTCGACGACGGGGACCCCGGGCACGCCTTCCATGCCGTGCGACTCGGTCAGCTCGCGCACCGCCTCGACCGGCAGCCAATTGTAGCCGTCCTTGTCGGGCGCAAAGCTCATGCCGCCCCA